GCCAAACTTTTGTGCTCATCTTAAAGATGAAGCAGTAACTTTCAAGAAAGCAAATATAGGCAAAACAAGAGTTTTTACTGGTGCGCCAGTAGATTGGAGTATAGTAGTAAGAAAGTACTTACTAAACATGGTGAGAGATTTACAACTCAATAAATATGTTTTTGAAAGTGCTCCTGGTACTATTGCTCAATCTATTGAGTGGCAACAAATATATGAATATCTTACCAAACATGGTGAAGATAGAATTGTTGCTGGAGATTATAAGTCTTTTGATAAACGTATGTCTCCAAAGCTTATTTTGTTAGCTTTTGATATTTTGAAAGCTTTAGCAAAAAAGAGTGGAAAGTACAGTACAGAAGAATTGAGAGTTATAGATGGAATTGCTGTAGATACAGCATTTCCATTTGTAGAATTCAATGGAGATTTTGTACAGTTCTTTGGTTCAAATCCTTCCGGTCATCCTTTGACTGTTGTGATTAATGGTTTAGTTAATTCTCTTTATGTGAGATATTGCTATTACCAGTTGAATCCGGAGAAAGAATGTTTATCATTTAGGAAAAATGTTTCCTTGATGACTTATGGTGATGACAACATTATGGGTGTTTCTAAGAATGCTCCATGGTTTAATCATACTACTATAGCTGAGGAATTAGCTAGAAATGGTGTTGTTTATACTATGGCAGACAAAGAAGCTGATAGTGTTGCATACGTGAACATACGTGAAGCCTCTTTTCTTAAGAGATCATGGAAATGGGATAAAGATGTTCAAGCATTTTTATGTCCGCTAGATCATGAATCTATAGAGAAGAGTTTAACGGTATGGGTGGCATCTAAATCTGTAGTTTGGCAAGAACAAATTTTAGATATAATGTCATCAGCAGTACGTGAATATTTCTTTTATGGGAAAGAAACGTATTTGCAAAAGAAAGATATGTTCTTGAATTTAATCAAGGAACATGATTTAGAAGAGTGGACTTGGGATAATTTATTACCATCTTACGAGCAATTGAAAGATGAGTTTTGGAATCATTCCAATCACTTTCTCTATATGGAAAGGAAGGGGGCTTTTGAAATCAAATTCCCTTAAACAAAAAAGCTTTTATGTATAATTATATACTGCATATTTTTCATTTTCTATTCTTTATATCTATATGAGCGTGGAATTATACATTATCTCACCAAGAGCGTCCCTCGAAGTTCCTTTTTAGGAAAGTGTTTGGTTGGAACACAGTGAATAGACGTCAATGACCATTTTGAGTTAACAGGTAGTCGACGTTAAATTAACG